CTCCAGAGGTAAGGCGGCTGACAGGATTGCCAGTGGTTCCCGTGTTTCTAAGTCGTCAAAGATTGGCGAACTGTCCTTCGGCTTTGTGAGTCAAAAGTTCTCCGGTGGTGGAACTACAAAAGATCTCTGGGGCGGTAATGAATTTGGATCTAATAAATATAAACAATTTCCAATTTGGTCAGGTCGTGCTCCAAAAGGAGCTGGTTCTCAGGGCTGGTTTATTTATCCGACACTTCGCGAAATACAGCCAGACATCATTGCCAAGTGGGAAAATGCCTTTGATCGAATATTAAAGGAGTGGTAAATGGCTGCACAATCGCGCACACTTAAGCTCTCGATCCTTGCTGATGTAGATCAACTCAAAAAGTCGCTGGCTCAAGCCAACGGAGACGTCGATAACTCATCATCAAAGATGGGCGAATTTAGCAAGAAGGCAGGACTGGCTTTTGCAGCCGCCGGAGCTGCCGCTGGGGCTTACGCCATCAAGCTCGCAGTCGATGGAGTTAAGGCTGCCATTGAAGATGAAGCTGCTCAGATAAGACTGGCCACTGCCCTAAAAAATGCCACTGGTGCGACCGATGACATGATTGCTTCCGTCGAAAAGCAGATTCTTAAAACATCTTTGGCCACTGGCGTCGCAGACGACAAACTTCGTCCAGCATTGCAGCGCTTGTCTCTCTCAACAAACGACGTCACAAAAGCTCAGGATCTTCTTAACCTTGCACTGGACATCTCTCAAGCTACGGGCAAGGGCTTGGATTCTGTAGCCAATGCACTCGGCAAGGCTTACGACGGCAACACCGCAGCTCTTGGCAAGTTAGGCATCGGACTATCCGCAGCAGAACTCAAAGCTATGAGCTTCACCGAAGTGCAGGGCAAGCTATCGGATCTATTCGGCGGCGCGGCAGCGGCCAACTCAAAGACTTTTGCTGGAAGAATGGAAATTTTAAAGGTCACTTTTGATGAAGCTAAAGAATCAGTCGGTGCAAAACTTCTGCCTATTATTACGAGTTTAGTTCAATTTATCGTTGACAAAGTAGTTCCAGCGTTAGGCAAATTTGCTGATTTCTTTAAACCAATTACAAATGCCATTGCGGACAATAAAGAAGAGTTTACAGTATTTATAGAATTCATACAAAAGTATGTGGTGCCTGTTCTTGTCAATGTTCTAGGCGGTGCATTCAAAGTAGTTGGCCAAATTGCTGGCGGAGTAATTACTGTCATCGGTGCAGTCGTGGGCGGACTTAACTCACTTATTTCTGGCGCAGTAGCAGGAATCAACGCATTGATTCGCGTATACAACTCAATTCCATTTTTGCCTAATGTTGGCACAATCTCAGCTCCAAGCGTTAATATTCCAACGGTCAATGTGCCAAGCACTCCTACTGGTTCCCTTAACGTGCCAACTATTTCAGTGCCAACGACCGGTGGATCAGCTGCATCAGGATCTACCAGCACAAACGGCGGTGGCGGTGGGAGTAGTGGCGTTTCGGCGGCTGCTGCTGGAGCTGCCAGCGTAGTCAACGGATCTTTTAACGTTGGAAGATTTCGTCAAGGTGAAGCTGCAACAATGGGCACGACAATAAATCTAACGGTTAATGGTGCATTTGATAAGGAAGGCACTGCACGCACAATCGTGGACACTTTAAATTCTAGTTATTACCGTGGCACAGGTGGCGCAACTGCGCTTGTTGGTGTCTAAATGACGCAGTGGAATCCAGTCTGGAAAGTTACAATTGACGGCACGGACTACACGGACGCAATTCTTGCCAACCTGACAATCCGCACAGGTCGGACAAACATTTACGAACAGGCGCAAGCAGGGTATTGCAACATTCAACTTATCGACCTTGACCAGTCAACAATTCCAGTTGAGATAAATTCAGCCATTTCAATTCAGGTGCAAGACACGTCGAGCACCTACGTTGCCATTTTTGGTGGAACGGTTGTTGACATTGCGTTGGAAGTGCGTGACGTAGGTACCACCATGTTCACGCAGACTTATTCGATCACGGCACTTGGCGCATTGGCACGCTTGCCAAAATCTTTGACCAATGGCGTACTTTCCAAAGATTTTGACGGCAATCAAATTTTGACTATTCTGACTGATTTGCTTATTAACAGTTGGAACGAAGTTTCACCGTCGGAAACGTGGGCTGCCTATGACCCAACAATCACATGGGCGACGGCTGAAAACGTAGGACTTGGCGAAATTGACACGCCTGGCAATTACGAATTGGCTGCACGCACTAGCAATCCAGTGGACGTCTATTCTTTAGTTTCAGCCTTAGCTACGTCAGGACTTGGTTACCTGTACGAATCGGCAACAGGGGCGATCTCATACGCCGATAGCACTCACCGATCAGACTATTTGAACGCCAACGGTTATGTGGAACTTACTGCCAATCAAGCCCGCGCGGCTGGTTTGCGTACTGAAACCCGCGCAGGTGACGTCCGCAACAACGTAACTATCAAATACGACGCAACCAGCAGCAGCGAGGTCAATGCCTACAATGCTGCTTCCATTGCGGAATACGGCGCACTTTCGCAGATTATTTCAACAACCTTGCACAATAGCGTGGACGCGTCAGCCCAAGCCAACTTTTATTTGTCACTGCGCAAAACGCCTTATGCCAACTTTAGTGAAATCAGTTTTGACCTGACCAATCCTGAAGTGGACGATTCTGACCGTGACGCTTTACTCAATTGTTTTATGGGCATGCCAGTTTCTATTGCAAATTTGCCAACCAACATGGGCACGACCTTTCAAGGTTTTGTAGAAGGTTGGTCGTTTCAGGCTTCCTACTATCAACTTGCAATTGCGTTGAACGTGTCACCAGTGCAATTTAGTTTGCCGTTGGTTTATGGCAACTACACATTGGCGCAAACGATCACGGCGGCTGGTACAACGACTTACACAGTCCCAGCAAACGTCAGCCAAATTGCAGTCTTAGTCAAGGCTTATGGCGGCGACGGCGCAACTGGTGCAACTGCTAGTGGTAACGGCGGGGCAGGCGGTGGCGGTGGCGGTGGCGCGGGCGCAGCTGCTTTGTGGAATTACGACGTCACGGCAGGTCAGACCTATTCGGTTGTTCTTGATTTTGCCAGCACAAAGCGTGCGTCATTTGGTTCGTTGCTTTCAGTCAATCCAGGCAGTGCTGGTTCAGGCGCAACAGGTGGAAGCGGTGGTGGTTTAAATTCCGTTGGCGCAGTTACTTATTACACCAGCCAAACGGGTTCACCAGGTGGCACAGGTGGCGCAACAAAGACAACAAACGGCGACGGCAACGCTGGAACAAGTTTTGGCACAGGCACAGTTTTGACCTTGCCAAGCGGCATTGGTTTGCCAACTAACTTTTCATCAGGTACAGGCGGCGGCGGTGGTGGTGGTGGTGCAAGGGACGCAACAGGAACTGCTTTTGCATTTGGTGGCGTAGGTGTTTCAGGTGGTGGCAACGGTGGAGACGCTGCCCAAGATTTTAACCTTGCTGGTGACAACGCAACTGCCACAGGTGGTACAGGCGGCGGCGGCGGTGGCGGTGGTGGCGGTGCTTTCCAATTGACGTACGGCAATGGCAACGGCGGCACAGGTGCGACTGCAAGCGGTGCGGTCGTCTATATCTATACGCGATAAGTTAGGATAATCACATGGCAACGAGTACGAATTACGGTTGGACAGAACCCGACAACACCGATTTGGTGACAAACGGCGCATTGGCTATCCGCACACTAGGCAATGCCATAGACACTTCATTATGGAACAGCGGCTATGGTCAGGCTGGGAAAAACAAGATAATTAACGGCTCGATGCAGATAGCACAAAGAGGCACAACTTTTACAGACCCAACTTCATCTGCGACTGCCTATTGTTTGGATCGTTGGCAGGCATTTCGCGCTGGCTTTGCGGCAGGAATTACAACATCAAGACAAAACTCAGGCATTACTGGTATCCAATACGCGACAAGAATACAAAGAAACTCAGGCAATGCAAATACAAGTGCAATGTTTTTTTTGCAAAACATTGAAACGAGCAACTCTATTCCTGTTGCTGGACAGGCAGTAGCGTTTTCATTTTACTTAAAAGTTGGCGCAAACTATTCTGGCGGAAGTATTGCTTGCAAACTAATTAGCGGAACTGGCACCGATCAAAATTACATTACTGGTTCTTTTACAGGTGAGGTTGCAGTAATTAACAGTACGGTGACTGGCACAACTTCTTATCAAAGATTTACTTTAACTGGAACTGTTCCAACTACTTGCACAGAATTAGCAGCGCGTTTTGATTACACGCCGACAGGTACAGCAAGCACAAATGACTGGATAGAGATAACAGGTGTACAGGTCGAGGTAGGTGCAAAGGCAACACCTTTTCAAACTGCAAGCGGCAACAGTCCGCAAGGCGAATTGGCTATGTGCCAGAGGTACTATGTTCGTTTTGATGCATCAGCAAGTAGTTATAGCAATTTTCCCGGGGCTGCTAATGCTTATGCAACAAATGGTTTAGCAGTGCAGACTGTATTACCTGTAACTATGCGCGATAAGCCAACTTCAATCGAAAGTTCAACTTTACGTGCTACAGATGGTGTTGCAGATTATGCACTTTCTGGAGTTACTTTAAGTAGTACAAACTCTTCTAAAAATGTTGGTGGTTGGTATTGCTCTGCAACAGGTTTAACGCAGTACAGAAGTTATGCAACCGCTATTAATGCAAGTTCATCAGGTTATCTAGGATTTAGCGCGGAGTTGTAAAATGGATAAAATACAAATTGTAATTGACAAAGATAATTTTGAAAATGTAATCATTGACCACGGCAACGAAAAATTTACCTCAATGCTGAAATCTACTTATGATGAGATGAAGGCTAATGAAGCCACATTGGAAATCAAATGACATTTCCGCAGGGCACAAATGCCAGGTTGATTGAAGTCGCAGCTGCTGAAATTGGCACGATTGAGGAAGGCGACAACCTAACTAAGTACGGCAAATTTACAAAGGCAGACGGTTTGCCCTGGTGCGGAAGTTTTGTCAATTGGTGTGCAGATCAAGCTGGCGTCAAGATTCCATCAATGGTTTCAACGGCTGCCGGTGCTCATAAGATGAAAGAGCTTGGCCGATGGATTGAGGATAAGCCGCAGCTAGGCGATCTCTGCTTCATGGACTTTCCACACGATGGCGTTGATCGGATCAGTCACGTTGGAATTGTGGTCAAAGTAGGTTTAACCAGCGTGCTTTGCATTGAAGGCAACACTTCCGGAGATGGCGATCAACGTAACGGCGGCATGGTAATGATCAAGCGCCGCTATATTGGCAAAGAAATTGTCGGTTTCGCTAGGCCAAAGCTTGTTGCCTATGCTGGAGAATATCCAGAGGTTGAGCCACTTTCACAGGCGAAGCCGAAAAAGGAGAAAAAGAAATGAAGGATTTTAAAGCAATGATGGCATCATGGTTACGCGGCTCTGTTGCTGGAGCGCTAGCCGTTTTTATGACTGGCAACACGAATCCAAAGGATCTAGCTTTGGGCTTACTTGCCGGCGTCGTACCATTAGCAATGCGTTGGGCTAATCCTAACGACGTGGCATTCGGTAACAAGAAGTGAGCGTAGGCGAATGGACGGCGGTAGGTGGGCTTGTTCTTGCGCTGCTTACTGCCATCTATTCGTCAATGAGATTCATGGTGAAGTCGATCATGAGGGAACTGTCTCCGAATGGTGGCAACAGTCTGAAAGATCAAGTCTCTCGAATTGAGGCACGTTTAGATCAAATACTGCTGGAGATCGCTCTCAACAAATAGACACGCCGAGGCCAATCTTGAAAATGTCAGCCATCGATGTCACTCTGTATCTGGGAGCATTCGACAAGGCTCCCACGGGAGCAAAATGACAACAAGTGAACTAGGACTATTTGTCCTCATGCTTATCGCCTGTATTCTGTGGGCGGTAGTAAGTTATTCAGTGGGCTACAAAGAAGGCCAGCGCGAGGGCTATCGTCGCGGACGATCTGTATCACGCCACATCTCAGCTAAGGCGGTCTCAAAGTGAGCTTCTTAGATAACTACGAGGACGTTGCGACACGCATTCAGCGATTCTGGGCTACTTGTCCAGATGGAAAGATCCACACCTCGATTATGGACATCAATGTTGAAAAAGGCCATGTTTTAGTCGAATGCCGTGTGTATCGTCATTACGAAGATCAGGAGCCAGCCGGCATCGATTACGCCTTTGGCAACGTGGCAACCTATAACGTCCAGATGAAAAAGTGGTTCGTTGAGGACACAGTGACAAGCGCAATTGGTCGATGTGTCGGCTTAGTAATTGGTTCCGACAAGCGTCCAACCGTTCAGAATATGCAGCAAGTCGAGCGGATCGATTCACAGATTGTTCAAGATTCTGCCAAAGATTATGATTATTGGAGCACTAAACACGGAGACGTCCCATCGTTTCAGACGCGAGAAGCTGCTGATGAAGCCGGAATGCCTACGCTGGGAACTGCCATTGATGAGATTAAAGCAACTCTTGGAGGCGTTCAAGTAGCTGCTGCGCCTTTATGCGTGCATGGTCACATGATTTGGCGTGAGGGAACATCAGCTAAGACTGGCAAGGGCTGGGGCGGTTATATGTGCGTTGAGAAGGTTAAGGCCAAGCAGTGCGCGCCAGCTTGGTATGTAATGACCTCAGACGGACAATGGAAGCCTCAAGTCTGATGGGCGAGATTACTTTCATCAAGGACGGTTACTCATCAGTTATTCACGACGACGGATCAATAACTACAACTGCGCTGGATCGATGCGATGAGTGCCTGGAATGGCAGGCAACTGCCGGAGGCTTAACGATTAGAGATCACGGCCAAGAAGTCGTCATCTGGGTGTGTGCAAAATGCAGAAAATGACCGTGACCGAAGCCGACGAGTGGGCTATCCACCGACGAGCTTCTGACGTCGTATTCGCACAATCTGGATCACTAGGTCACGGCATTCAATACAACTCAAAGCTTAACAATCATGAACGATGCGTTGAATATGCCGAATCACTAGCTGCGGAGTTACTGGTCGCCAGATACTTCGGACTTGATTATGACATCGGCGACAACAAGGGCAAAAGACGAGCTGATGTTGGACAGGGCATCGAAGTACGCTGGACTTCATACACCGGAGGCAATCTAATCGTCTATCCATATGATCGAGATGATGATGTGGCAGTGCTCGTCGTTGGAAAAAGTCCCACATATTTCATAGTGGGCTGGCTCCCAGTAGCCTTTGCCAAGCGTAAGCGATTTAAGAATCCACGTCAGGACTCTTGGTGGGTCGATCAGGGCAACTTGAATCCAATCGAGAATTTAGCAAGGAGCACATATGCCACTGCTGCGATTTGATTGTTCGATCTGTAAAAAGCTCTATGGTGATGGGCGCCAGGAGCATCTGATTACAAAGGGCAAGGAGCTAACAGAACACGAATGGTTCGCTCAATGTGCTGGGTGTGGGTCATTCTCGGTCAAGTTAGTCGATGATAATTTGGTGGTTGGCCTTGAATAGTTATCCACAGAATTATCCACAGAATGATGTGGACGATGCAACACACCGATCTCAATCCTTGACAGATTGTCAGTATCGATCGCTATACTTAAAAGATAATCTTTTAAAGATTAAAAAGATAAATAAAAAGATTAAAAATATAAAAAACATAATGGTTATTCCTATGTCAATTCTGATATTGACGTTATCCACAACACCAGCAAAAGCATCTACGCAGATTGATTTGTTGAAGCTTTATGCACATTCAAGGCTATTGGATTACAAAGAATTTCAATGCTTTAACAAGATCATTACAAAGGAATCTCAATGGTCACATCTTGCTCGTAACGGTTCACACTATGGACTGGGACAGATGAGATCAAAGCACTATAGAGATCTAGATCCATTCAGACAGATAGATGCCACGATTCACTATGTTACAAAGCGTTATCAGACGCCATGCAAAGCGTGGGCTTTCCATCAACAAAGGAACTATTACTAATGGCCAGCCATTCAGCCAGAGCTAACGGAGGCACGAGAGCCTGGTCAAAGATACGAGCAAGGATCCTGATTCGTGATGGCTATTGTTGCCAATACTGCGGATCTGAAAACGCTACGACAGTCGATCACGTCATACCGATCAGCAAAGGCGGTACTGATGAGCCTGATAACCTCTTAGCAGCGTGCACACGATGCAATTACTCGAAAGGAAACAGAAC